GAAACTAGAGCAGCTGATAATGTTTCTTATGATACTTCAGTAGCTACTGAAGGGTCGTTAGTTTTCACTGCAGCTAATGCAACGACAAACTTCTTTACAATTGGATGTATTTTATATTTTTCTTGTACAGAAGATGGCTTTTGGCATGTAGCTCTTGACTCGTCTAAAGATCCTTTAGCAGTTAAAGGCGCATTTGCTTGGGCAGCGTAATAAATAATTAGTGTGGGGCTTCGGCCCCATACTTAAAATAAGTCAGGAGATAAATTATGGCAGGCGGCGGATCATTTTCAAGCGATCAGAAATTTACCACTCTTACAGCAGATGGTAGTTTCAAAACTATAACAGGTGGTTCTACAAATTTAGGACCATGTAGAGTAACTTATATTCAAGCCGCTGGAGTAGCTAGTTCTATAGTTAAACTACATGATGGAACTGGAACAGGTGGTTCTCTAGAACTTCAAACAAGTTTTGGAACAGAAGGTTGTGATATTTTTGTTCCTGGCTCAGGTATAAGATTTAAAAATGGAGTGTATTTAGATTTAACTAATACAACTTCCGTAACAATAGGATACACAGGATAATGAAATCAGACGTAAAAGCAGTTAGAAAAACAGATGCAACATCAGTCTTCGCAGGTAGAACAAGATTAAGAGGAATTATTCTTGCTTCAAGTGGATCAGCAGGTTCAGTAACTTTACAAGACGGTAATTCTGTTACACAGTTTCAAGTAGATGTTCCAGCTGGAGACGTATTTTCATATAATTTAGCAGAAGATGGTATTTTGTTTGAAGGTGGTATGACTATATCAGCGATTTCAAACGCTACTGCAACAATTATATTGGACAAGTAAGGAGACTAAATGGCTAATACTACTTCAGGAACGACAACGTTCGACAAAACATTTGCTATTGACGAAATACTAGAAGAAGCTTACGAAAGAATTGGTCTTCAAAATGTATCTGGTAACCAGTTACGTATGGCCAGACGTTCACTAAATATTATGTTTCAAGAGTGGGGTAATAGAGGCCTTCACTATTGGGAAGTAGCTAACAATTCATTTACTTTAGTTGATGGTCAAGCTGTTTATACAATGTTTAGATCAACAGATGATGGCACTTCTAGTGCTACAGCTGTATATGGTGTTGATGATGTATTAGAAGCTTCTTACAGAAATTCTTCAAGTGTTGACACACCTCTTTCAAAAATAAATAGATCTACATATCAAGGTCTTGCAAATAAAACTTCTGAAGGAACACCTACACAATATTTTGTTCAAAGATTTATTGATAAAGTTACAGTCACTTTATATCTAACTCCTGGAAGTTCAGAAGCAGGTAATACAATTAATTATTATTATGTAAAAAGAATTCAAGATGTTGGTGATTACACGAACGCAACAGATATACCTTATAGATTTGTACCATGTATGGCATCAGGTTTAGCTTATTATTTATCACAAAAATTTAAACCTGAGTTAACACAACAAATGAAATTATTATATGAAGATGAATTACAAAGAGCGTTAGCTGAAGATGGTTCTTCTTCAAGTTCATACATAACTCCAAAAACTTATTATCCAAATGTCTAATTTTGCAAAAGGTAAACACGCTAAATTTATTTCTGATAGATCCGGTTTGGAGTTTCCATACTCAGAAATGGTTAGAGAATGGAATGGTTCTAGAGTGCATGTTTCAGAGTTTGAACCAAAACAACCACAATTACAACCAAGAGCGTATGGAGCTGATCCTCAAGGTTTGCAAAATGCAAAACCAGCTAGAAAAGAATTTCCAACGCAAGAATTTTTATCTAATAATCCATTTGTAACAGCTTCAAATACAACATTAAAAATTTTGTTTCCTAATGGAGGTTTAGTTGTAAATGATCATGTTAGATTTCAAGACGTAAAAAACCCAGTTGGTGGAGTTGCTATAACTACTCTACAAATGTCTACAACTTTAAACGGAGCAATAACTAATTCTGCAACTTCTATTGATTTAACTGATGCATCAGAGTTTCCAACAACCGGTTTTATAATGATTGAAAAAGTAGACTCAACTTCGGGTTTATTTGTAAATGAAGTTATTGAATATACAGGTAAATCTACAAATCAATTAACTGGATGTACAAGAGGAACTAGCGCACCTTTTAGAGGTTCATCTCCAGCTAAAACAACAGCTACTTCTCACGCTGATGATGCAAAAGTTTTTGGTTCTTATAAAGTAGTATCTTTAAATACTACATCTGTTCCATATACAGGACAACCAGCTACTCTTACTCAGTTTGATGGTATAAACGTTACATTAGTAAACGCTTCTACTAGCACTGAAACAGGAGGTGGTTTCCAGTGTACAATTGGACCAATAAATGATAGAGCTTAATTATGGCAGGATTTACATACGCAACATTAACAACAGCAATTCAAAACTACACAGAAGTAGATACTAATGTTTTAACAGCTACAATTACAAATCAGTTTATTGAAAATGCTGAAATGAAAATTTTTAGAGATATACCTATTGATGCATATAAAAAACAATCTATTGGTAATTTAGTTACAGGACAAACAACAATTAACGTTCCAGCAAAAACTACTTTTGTTAAAGGTGTACAAGTTTATACTTCAACATCAGTTGCTACTGGAGCAAATAGTTGGTTAGAAAAAAAAGATGAAACTTATCTACAAGAATATATTCCTGCTGAAACAGCAACAGGAACACCTAAATATTATGCTATGTTTGGTGGTGCTACAGGCGTCTCAGACACGACTTCAGGCCGTTTAATGATAGCTCCGGCACCTAGTACTACGTTTACCTTTAAAATACATTATCAGGCCATCCCTGACGGTTTATCGGGGTCAAATACTACTACCTATATAAGTCAATATTTTGGTAATGGTCTATTATATGCGTGTCTAGTAGAAGCTTTTAGTTTTTTAAAAGGCCCATTAGATATGTTGACACTATACGAGAAAAAGTATAAAGAAGAACTAGACAAGTTTGGTATGGAACAACTTGGCAGACGTAAACGTGATGATTACACGGATGGGACTGTTAGAATAACTATACCTTCTACGTCACCGTAAAAATTAGGAGATAAATTATGGCAATAACATCGGCAATATGTAATACTTTCAAAACTGAAATTTTAACAGGCGTTCACAATTTCACTGCATCAAGTGGGAACACATTTAACTTAGCATTGTACACAAGTTCTGCAACGTTAAATAAATCTACGACTGCATATACTTCGTCTAATGAAGTAGCAAACGGAAATGGTTACACTACTAAAGGAAACGCGCTTACAAGTGTTACTCCTGTTTTATCTACAGACACAGCAGTTTGTGATTTCGCAGATACAAGTTTTACATCTGCTTCTTTCACAGCAAGAGGATGTTTAATTTTCAATGACACGGCAAGTGGTGATCCATCAGTTTGTGCAATTGATTTTGGTGCAGATAAAACTGTAACTAGTGGAACTTTTACAATTCAATTTCCAGCAGCAGACGCATCAAACGCGATCATCAGAATAGCGTAAGGAGGCCTAACCTATGGCTTCTACCTGGGGAACAAATTCTTGGGGAGATAACTCCTGGCAATCAACAACTGTAACAATAGAAGTTGGTGGTGTTTCAGCTACTTCAACTACAGGAGACTTAACTGCGTTCAACTTAACAGGTTGGGGTGGAACAGGTTGGAGTGTTGGTGAGTGGGGCGCAGTAAATGACAACACTGTAGAATTAACTGGTGTATCTGCAACTGTTTCAGTAAACGCAGATGGATTATTATCTTATACAACAAATGGTTGGGGTAGAAATACTTGGAACTCAGAAGCTTGGGGAGACAGTAACAACCCGGTATTTACTTTAACAGGTTTATCAATGACGTCTTCTGTTGGAAGCGTAGAATCTTTTAACGAAAAAGGTTGGGGTGGTAGATTTTGGGATGAAGGTGAATGGGGACAAGTTGGTGATACCAGAGTAGATCTTTCAGGATTTGAATTAACTACATCTCTCGGAACATTAGAAGCTTACAATGAAATTGGTTGGGGTCATGATGGTTGGGGTGAAGAAGCTTGGGGACAAGCAAATGATGTATCAGCAGAATTAACAGGTATATCAGCTACTTCTTCTGTTGGATCAATAGCTCCTGCGGATGTAATGGGCTTAACAGGAATTTCTACAACTTCTTCTGTTGGATCAATAGCTCCTGCAGATGTAATAGGACTAACAGGAATTTCTGCAACTATTTCACTTGGATCTCCGGATGCAGCTGATGTAATGTTACCTACAGGTCAATCTGCAACTTCTTCTGTTGGATCATTAAGTCCTGCAGATGTAGTAGGTTTAACTGGTCTTTCTGCGACTGTTTCTTTAGGTGGAACGGATGAAAATTCAAATCCTATAGTAACACCAACTGGAATATCAATGACTTCTAATGCAGGTTCTTTAGCACCTGCTGACGTTATGGGCTTGACTGGATTGTCTGCAACGTTTAATGTAGGGTCAACAACTATTGTTACAAGTTTAGATTTAACGTTAACAGGACAATTAGCAACGTCAAATGTAGCAGCTTTTGGAACCGCTTCAGGCTTTGGAATTCAAGCATATCAAAGTGTTGACACAGGTTCTAATACGAGCTATACAGATGTTGCTTAAGTATAAGCAAAATTAGGAGATAAAAAATGGCTTCAACATACACACCTTTAGGGGTAGAACTTCAAGCAACTGGCGAAAACGCTGGAACATGGGGAACGAAAACTAATACAAATTTACAAATTTTTGAACAAATCGTTGGTGGATTTTCTGCTCAATCAATAGCAGGCGGTGCACAGACTACAGCTTTATCTGTATCTGATGGATCAACTGGAGCAGTTCTATCTCATAGAATGATTGAATTCACAGGTTCAATTACAGGAAACCAAATCGTAACTATTCCATTAGATGTTCAAACTTTTTATTATTTAAGAAATTCAACATCAGGTGCATACACAGTACAATTTAAATATACATCTGGATCAGGAGATTCATTTACTTTCTCAGCAACTGACAAAGGTGATGCTGTTGTATTTGCAACTGCAAACGATGGAACTAATCCAGACATTTACACTTTACCAAATGGTAATGTTACTACTGCTGGAACACAGACTTTAACAAATAAAACTTTAACAGCACCTAAAATTGGAACTTCAATTTTAGATACTAACGGAAATGAATTAGCTTTATTAACGGCAACAAGTTCAGCTGTTAATGAAATTACATTAGCAAATGCTGCAACTGGAAACGGTCCAATTATTTCTTCAACAGGTGAAACAAACGTTGATTTAAATTTAAATCCTAAAGGAACAGGCGTTCTTAAATCAGGTACAGCTGCAGTAAACATTGCAGGTAAAGAAACTATGTGGGTTCCAGCAGCAGCTATGTATGGAGCTACAACTAACCCAGCAGCAGCAGAACAAGTTGAAACAACAGCAACAAGACCTGATATGAAAGTATTAGATTTTGATGCAAGTACAGATGAGTTTGCACAATTTTCAGTGGCTTTTCCTAAATCATGGAATGAAGGCACAGTAACTTATCAAGTTTACTGGACACCGGGTTCTACTAATACAGGAGACTGTATTTTTGGATTACAAGGAGTTTCTTGTGGTGATAGTGATACTATTGATATTGCTTATGGAACAGCAATTAATGTTACAGATGCTGGTATAGGAACAGTAGAAGATCAACAAGTTTCTGCTGAAAGTTCAGCAGTTACAATTGCAGGATCACCTGCAGTAGATCAATTAACTTACTTTCAATTATTTAGAGATGCAAATGCAGGCGGAGATACTTTTAGTGCTGATGCAAGAGTATTAGGTATTAAATTATTCTTCACTACAGATGCGGCTAACGACGCGTAAGGAGAATAAAATATGTTTGGATATCAAGTATTAGGTTTCGGAGCTGGAGGTGGAGGATCACCTTATAACGTAAGATATTTAGTCGTAGCTGGCGGAGGATCCGGTGGACACTCCCAAGGCGGCGGAGGTGGGGGCGGAGGCTTTCGTACAATAGCTTGTAAAACTTATGAAGTTGTTGGCGGTACATCATACGCAATTACAGTAGGTGCAGGCGCAACACCAATGGCAGGCCCTGCTTGTACAATTAACTCAGCAAACAATAACGGTAATCCCTCAACTTTTGATACTATTACATCAGCAGGAGGCGGATCAGGAGGCAATGGAGGTCCTGGCAGTGCCGGACCAGCTTGTGCTTCACCATTTAAAGCACAGGATGGTGGATCAGGAGGAGGAGTTGGACGATATCAAAATCCAAGTCCAGCAGGAGGATCACAACCAGCAGATGTTTTAGATGGTGGTGCAGGTAACTCACCTCCAACATCACCTTCACAAGGAAATAACGGAGGAACTAATCCTCACTCAACTTTTAACAACCAAACTGGAGGCGGTGGCGGCGGAGCTGGCAGTGTTGGAACTAATGCAAACTCACCCCCAGGATCAGGTGGACCAGGAGGATCAGGAACAACAAGTACTATAACAGGTTCACCTTTAGCTTTTTCAGGAGGCGGTGCAGGAGGCGGAGATTCTGTTCAAGGAAATCCAATAGGAAGTCCAGGAGGTTCTGGCGGCGGAGCTGCAGGACAAAGAGCTGTAGGACAAGCTGGAGGAACAAACCAAGGCGGTGGCGGCGGAGCTGCTGGCGGAAGTGGTGCTCCAAATGCTGGAGCAGGTGGTTCTGGAAAAGTTGTAATCAGAAGAGTAACAGCAGATTCAAATGGATCAGGTGGATGCACTTCAACTTCTGGAGATGACACTATTCACGTATTTAATTCACCAGGGACGTACATAGCATAATGGCACATTTTGCAAAATTAGATTCAGATAATAATGTTTTATGGGTAACTCCATTACAAGACGATATTTCTAATGATGATGAAGCAACAGGTGTTGCTTATCTAACTAAACATCACAATTGGCCTTTATGGAAAAAAACTTCTTTTAATACTTCTAAAGGAGTTCATTTATTAGGTGGTACACCTTACAGAGCTAATTTCGCAGGACCAGGATTAAAGTACGACCCTGAACTAGATATTTTTAAAGATAGTGTACAACCTTTTCCAAGCTGGACTATGAATAATACTACTGGAAAATATGAGTCCCCAGTACCATATCCATCAGATGATGAAACTTATACAGCATACAGATGGGATGAATCAGCATATCAAGTTGACAATACACAAGGGTGGAGCGCAATATAATTTTTGATTTGGCCAACGCTAACCATTGATAAATTTTTTGTTAACCCAAACTCAGTTATAGAGTATTCTAAATCTTTAAAATTTTTACCTGGTAAAGGAACTTGGCCTGGAACCAGAACTATAAGCACACATCAATTTGATCCAAATTTTTTTCAAAAAACTACTGAAAAAATTATAGCTGCTTTATACCCTAATGATGTTAATAAAGATTCTTGTTTAGAATGGCAAGCTACACAGTATTTTCAAAAAATAAAACCATCTGAGTATCCTGAAAAAGGATTTATTCATCAAGACTTAAGTCATGAGTTTACTTCTGTTGTTTATTTAAGTGATGAAGATAATAATGGAACTTGCATATATCAATTAAAAGATCCTGTGAAAAATAATTTTTATAAAGAAACACAAAAAGAAAATTATTTAAATCCTAATAAAAAAAGAACAAAAGAATTTAAGAAAGCAATTAAAGAAAATCATAATAGCTATGAAAAAGTATTAGAGTTAAAAGCTAAAAAAAACAGGATGATATTATTTGATGGTTCTCAATATCATGGAGTTGATAATTATGGAAACGATAATAAAGAACGTCTAACTTTGGTTACTTTTTTTGAATTTGTTAAAAGAGTGGATAATCAACCATTGAAATTTCACGCGTCTGAGTGTATAAGATATTGAAATGTATAAAGAAATACTCAATGAAGAAGCTGTTTATTACGGTGGTGTAAACTGTCCTAAAGGATATGAAATACATAGAGAACAAATAAAATATGCCATGATGTATGGCTATTTAGAAAAAAGTAAAAATAAAAAAACACCAGTACAGCCATTAAATCATACAATTCATTTATCTTTTTTAAATTCTTATATTAGTGATTTTTTCAAACTTCAGCAAAAAGGTAAATCATCTTTAGTGTTAAAAGAAAGTTTTAGTTTTATCTTAAAACAAGATGACAATATTCAAAAAAATAATTATTTTAATCCTTATGATATTGAAGGATCTCCAGTTTATACTATGATCTATGGTGTTGAATTAGAAAACAAAAGTTCAGAAGTAATTATTTACCACAACAATAAAAAAAGAGTTAACTTACATGCAAGATATCCTTTAAAAAATAATTGCTTTGTAATGTTTCCTTCTCATTTAAATTTTGAGATAACTAAAAATATTTCTAAATTAAATGGATTTTATTTAGTTAATAACTATTTTGAAATATAATGTTTACGAATAACGATTATTATTATTATAGAAAATTATTTACAGAGCAGTTCTGTGATTATGTTATTGAAAAAGGTTTATCACAACAAAAAATACAAGGAATGATAGGTCAAGACGGTCGACCTGTTTACGATAAAAAAGTTAGAGAATCAACAATAGTTTGGTTACAGGATAAAAACATACTAGAACCTATAAAAGAGTTAATGCATAATGCTAATCAAAAAGCAAACTGGAACTTTGAGTTAGATTTAAATTTAGATTTAAAAGCTCAATTTACTATGTATACAAAAAAACAATTTTATGACTTTCACCGCGATAGTTTTAAATCAAATAGAAATAGAAAATTATCTTTTTCTTTAAATTTGTCTAATCCTTCTGATTACACTGGAGGTGAATTTTTATTTAAATTCCATGATAAACCAAAAAAAGATAGAATATATGAAATGAAAGAAATTAGTGAAAAAGGTTCTTGTTTAGTTTTTCCGTCTTTTCAATGTCATAAAGTAGCTCCTGTAAAAAAAGGAATACGTTACAGTTTAGTTGTGTGGTTAACAGGACCTAATTGGAGATAAAATGCAAAAAATATTTAAAGATGAATTATTTAGTACTCCAGTGTTTAAAGTAAATATTCTTCAACATGTTAATCAGTTAAATCAATTAACAGATCCTTATATTAAAGATTCTATTAAAAGAGATAAAGAAAGAATAAAATTAGATAAGACGATTCCTAAAAAATTAAAAAACTCTTTTGGTTCAAGTTACCATTCGACTTCTTTAATTTTGGATAATAATTTTAAATTTTTTATTGATAAAATTGTTGATCATAGTAATCATTTTATTAATGATTGCGGTTTTGATATACAACACAAAAAGATAAGTTTAAATGAGTTATGGGTACAAGAGTTTTCAAAATTAGGAGGAGGACATCATTCAGCACATTCTCATTGGAATCAACATGTATCTGGTTTTTATTTTTTAAAATGTTCAGAGCTTACTTCTTTTCCTCGTTTTTACGATCCAAGACCTGGAGCCGTAATGACTAAACTACCTTTACTGGATAAAAATAAAATTTCATCAGGATCAGAATCTGTACACTATAAAATAAAACCAGGAGATATGATTATTTTTCCTGGATATTTTAATCACGAATTTACAGTAGACCCAGGTTTAGAACCATTTAGATTTATACATTGGAATATACAATATGTTTAAAATAATAGACAACGCAATAGAAAAAGAATCTTTTAAAGATTTACAATTATTAATGATGAGTAAACATTTTCCTTGGTTCTATTCATCAACAGTTACTGCGGAAACTCAAAAAGATAAGTTATTTTACTTTACTCATTTATTTTATGAAAACCATACTTCAAATAGTCAATATTTTAATTTAATACATCCTATACTTGATATTTTAAAACCAAATGCTATAGTACGAGTGAAAGGAAATTTATATCCAAACTTAGGAAAGAAAGTGCAAAACAATTTTCATAAAGATTTTGAATACGAACATAAGAATGCATTGTTTTATTTAAATGATAATAATGGGCCTACCGTTTTTAAAAATGGTAAAACAGTAGAGAGCAAGGCCAATAGATTATTAATTTTTAATTCTAAATTAGAACACGCATCTACTTATTGCTCTGATGAAAAAATAAGAGTAAACATTAATTTTAATTATTTCTAATGAAAAAATTTGATGATATGAAATATAAAGTTGTTAAAAAAGCTGTAGATAAAAATATAGCTTCTATGTTCACCGATTATATTTTTTTAAAACAACATGTAGCTGCTAAACTTTTTCAAGATGGATTTATTCCTTCATATGAAAAAACTTGGGGTGTTTGGACTGATCCTCAAGCTCCTTTGTCTTATTCTTGTTATTCAGATATTTTTGCTGAAACTTTATTATTAAATTTACATCCTCTTATTGAAAAAAAAACAAATAAAAAATTACTACCAACTTATTCTTATGTAAGAATTTACAAAAAAGGAGATGTTTTAAAGAAACATAAAGATAGAGAGTCTTGTGAAGTTTCTGCTACATTAAATTTATATGGCTCCAAATGGCCTATATATTTTAAAGATAAAGAACAAAAAATAAAAAAGGTTATTTTAAATGAAGGTGATCTTGCTATTTATAAAGGCTGTGAATTAGAACATTGGAGAGATGAATTACAGCAAGACTTTTGTGTGCAAGTTTTTTTACATTATACAAACCCTAATAATAAACATTTAGAATTTGATGAAAGAGGTTTCCCAGGATTACCAGAAGGTTACACTAGACCAGATTTGAAAAAACATATGTTAGGTCAAAATAATGTATTTAAAAAATGAACCAAGGAAACATTTATCCTCTTTTTTCAAAAGTATTTTATACAAAAGTAATAGAACTTGATTTAAAGAAAAGCATTTCGGCCGTAGATAAAATCTGTGATACAAATTGGATTAACTCTGGGCACAAAAAAGATTATGCTTACGATATAAAAAAACCTTCCTTAACTTCAAAAGAAAAACAGCTACTAAAAAAACCTAAACTTAAATTTTTAAAAAATAAAATATTAGAAGAATTTTATATATTTACAAAAGAAGTTTTGAAATATGAACAGAAGTTTGATTTCTCCACATCTTGGTCAGTAGTTTCTGAACCAGGAGCAGAAACAAATTTTCACGCTCATGCAAATTCTATGTTCAGTGGTATTTTATATTTACATGTAGACGAAAATTCAGGTGATATAGCATTTCAAGATTATACGGATATTAGATACCTTTTAGATAAAAAAGAATTCAATATTTATAATTCTCGTTCTTGGAGATTTAAACCTGTCGATGGGTTACTTATAATTTTTCCTAGTGAAATGCATCATAAAGTTTTAAAAAATGAATCTCATATAATGAGAAAATCTATTGCGTTTAATTTATATCCTATAGGAGATATCTATCAGAAAGATAGTGGAGCGTATTTACATTTAAAATGATAGAAGAAAATAAAAACTTTTTAAGTAAAGACATTTGTAAATATTGTATTGATACTATTAATAATAATTTTAATAAAACTGAAATACATTCTAAAAGACATATTTTAAAATTAAAAAATATAAATGATTTAAAGATTAAAAAATTATTAAAAAAATATCAATTACTTTTTAAAGATTATTATATAAAAAATATTGAAATTGTTTTTTGGCCAATAGGTGAATTACATGATTGGCATATAGATAATGGATATAAAGATGATCAGTTCAATTATGATATTACTACAATAACATATCTAAATAAAAATTACGAAGGTGGTAGAACTATTGTTGAAAATAAAACTATAGAACCAGAAATAGGAAAAATAGTAAAATTTTATTCAGAAAAAAAACATATGGTAACTGAGTTATTAAAAGGAAAAAGATATGTAATAGTTGCTTGGTATAATAAATTATGATATTTGAAAAGTGGTCGCCAAAAATTGTAGGTTATGTTGATAATCCAGAACACAAAGAAATTCAAAATAAGTTAATTAAAGAATGCATTAAAGTTAGTAAGAAGATTAGATCTGGTGGCAAAGCTTGGATATCTAAAAAAACATATAATACTTTAAATACTTATGATATTTCTTTAGACGATAATTTTAAACCTTTAAATAACTGGATCTTAAATCAAGTAAAAGAATATTCAAATAACCTAAATTATAAAAACAATTTTAAATGTGTTAATGGTTGGATTAGTTTATATCATAAAAATGATTTTCAAGAATATCATACACATAACACACATTCTCTTTCGGCAGTTTATTTCTTAAAAAGTAATGTTAAAAAATCCTCTAAGATTATATTTAAAGTATCTCCTGATCCTTTTGTAAATGAGCCAACATCTGAAACATTTACTAGAGATACAGCTAATACAGTTTATTACGATCCAGTACCTGGAAGACTTTTAATATTTAAATCTGACTTACCTCATTGTGTTGAAAGAAGTGAAGAAAAAAATACAAGAATATCTTTGGCTTATAACTTTGATATAGTATGAGTAATATATTAGAAAGATTTTCTAAACATCTAACATCTATTGGATACCCAAAAGAAAAAACATCTTGGAATATTGCAGGAATAATAAAAGGCACAAATGCTTTTTATAGGTTTGACGTAAGAAATATGTTTAAATTATCTGATGGAACAACTGCTCAAAAAGGTAGAATAGATACTAGAGCTGAAAAAATGGTTATTGAACGCGAAAAAGATTGGTTAATTTTGGACTTGGAAGAACTTCACAAGTATATTAAGAAAAAGAAAAATACAAAAGTCTACGTAAATGATTTGATCTCCGATCTAGAATGGACTATATTTATTGCCAAAAACTGATATAATCATATATTATGGCATTACAAAAAGTACAGTTCTTACCAGGGTTTAATAAACAGATTACAGATACTCAAGCCGAAGGCCAATGGGTTAATGGTGATAATGTAAGATTTAGATATGGTACACCTGAAAAAATAGGTGGTTGGCAGCAACTAGGTAATAATAAATTAACAGGTTCTGCTAGAGCTATGCACCATATTGTAAATAGAGGTGGTCAAAAGTTTTCAATTATAGGTACAAATAGAATTTTATATGCTTACTCAGGAGGTGTGTTTTATGACATACATCCTATTGAATCTACAACATCACTTACAAATGCTTTTACCACAACAAACGGATCTACGTCTGTAACTATAACTTTTGGATCTGGTCACAGTCTTGCGCCTGGAGACATAATTTTATTAGATACTTTTACAGCTATTACAAATTCTAATTACTCAGCGTCAGATTTTGATGATAAAAAATTTATGGTAACTTCAGCACCAACTAATTTAACGATTACAGTTACTATGCCTTCTGCAGAAACAGGATCAGGTGCTACAGCATCTGGTGGTATAAGAGTTCAAACATATTATGCAGTTGGACCAGCAGAACAGTTACCGGGTTTTGGTTGGGGTTTAGCTTCTTTTGGTGGCACAGTGGCCAATGCACTTACAACAACTTTGAACGGAGGTATTGATGCGTCTACAACAACCATAGTTTTAACAAGCGTAGTTAACTTTCCATCAACAGGTACAAATCATATTTCAATAGACAATGAAGATATTTCTTACACTGGAATCTCAGGCAACACATTAACAGGCGTGACGCGAGCAGCGAGAGGCACAACAGCAGCATCGCATTCTAATGGTGCAACAATTACAAATACGTCTGACTTCGTAGCATGGGGTGAAGCTGCATCGGGTGACTTAGTAATTGATCCAGGCCTTTGGTCTATTGATAACTTTGGTGATAAAATTATTTCATTAATACACAACGGCCCAGTTTTTGAATGGAATTCAAATGCATCAAATGCAACAGCAACAAGAGCTACAATTATTTCTGGTGCACCAACAGCATCAAGAGATATGATTGTATCTACACCGGATAGACACTTAGTATTTTTTGGTACAGAAACAACGATTGGCTCACCTTCTACACAAGACGAAATGTTTATTAGATTTTCTGATCAAGAAAATATTAATTCATACACACCTACAGCAACCAACACGGCTGGTACACAGAGACTTGCAGATGGATCTAGAATTATGGGAGCTGTTAGAGGTCGTGATGCAATTTATGTTTGGACAGACACTGCTTTATTTACGCAAAGATTTATTGGACCACCTTTTACATTTGGTTTTGCGCAAGTAGGAACTAACTGTGGTTTGATTGGTCAAAACGCTGCAGTAGAAGTAGATGGTGCTGCGTATTGGTTTTCAGAAAATGGTTTTTTTAGATACTCAGGTGCTCTACAATCTTTACCTTGTTTAGTGGAAGACTTTGTATTTAATGATTTAAACACAACAGCAAACCAACTTATTAATGCTGGATTAAATAATTTGTTTGGTGAAATTAATTGGTTCTATTGTTCTTCTGGTGCAACAGTAGTTGATAGATGTGTAACTTTTAATTATGTTGAATCTTCAGGTGAAAGACCTGTTTGGACTACAAGCACATTGGATAGAACAACTTGGCAAGACTCTGCTGTATTTGGTAAACCTCATGCTACAGATTATGATGCTGGTTCTAACAATTCCTATGATGTTGTTGGTAATACCGATGGCTGTACAATATACTACGAGCACGAAACCGGCACAGATCAAGTTACAACTACAGCTACAACAGCAATAACTTCTAACATTGAATCTGGAGATTTTGATATTAGTCAAGGTGGAGATGGTGAGTTCTTTGCAAAGATTAGAAGATTTATACCAGACTTTGTATCCCAAACCGGTAATACACAAATTACATTACAATTAAGAAACTACTCTAATGACTCACAAGCAAGTTCTGCTCTTGGACCTTTTACAATAAGTTCTTCAACAACAAAGGTAGATACTAGAGCCAGAGCTAGAGCTGTATCTTTAAAAATAGCAAATACAGCTGCATCTCAAAATTGGAAACTTGGTGGATTTAGGTTAGATATACAACCAGACGGAAGAAGATAATGGCAAAGATAGTACAGATATTAACAAGACCTAGTAAAGAATACAAACAAGATGTTGCTGACGCACAAGTAAGAGATCTTGATAGTATAATACAAAAATTAAACACAACGTATCAACAAGAACTAAAGGATGAAGTGGACGCTCAAAACTTCTTTATAAATTAATGTCAAATAGTTTCGTAAACGCAAAGCTAGATTTAACAACAACAGACAATACAACGTTATACACAACGCCTTCAGCTAATGTTTCTATGGTTAAATCTTTACTAATATCAAATGATTCTGGGTCTGCCTGTAATATAACTATTACATTAACAGATGCTTCTGGTAATGTGTTTAGCTTATTTAAGACAAAAGCAATAGATACAAATACAACAACCGAACTTTTAACTCATCCTCTTGTAGTAGAAGAGAGTGAGATATTGAAAGTACAAGCTAGTGACGCGAACGAGCTGCACGTTATAGCTTCTATATTACAAATACAGCCAAGAGAGGTAACATCATAATGACACTAGTAATAAAACCTGAGAACATAATAGAAAAGATAAGTAACAAAAAGACCGGTGAAATATACGAAAACGAAGACGCTTTAAAGGCAGCTAACGTGGCTCCAGAAGACATACAAAGAGACGTAACAGTCATAATGCCAAGCCTTGATTTATTTGGAAAAACCAAGTAAGGTAAAGTTTTCAGGATATAAAGCCTGCCTTAACAATTTAGCTAAATTATGACAATATCTAGAGGACAGATGAATAGACAATTATATGAAAGTGGCGGAATTATGAGCCTTTCAAAAGAAGGTATTGGTGGTGGCGACTATAAAGGTATAGACATGGGTAGCCGAACAGGTTTTGGCATACTTAAAAAAATTACTGGAGGAGCTAAAAAATTAGTTAAAGGTGCAACTAAAACAGTTAAAAAAATTGCATCATCTGATGTTGGTAAAGCTGCATTAATAGGAGCAGCTGCATTTGGAATACCAGGAACAAGTATGGGTGGTATATTTGGTAGATCATCTTTTATGTTGCCAGCAGGAGGAAGTGCACCAGGTATATTTGGATTTGGTGGTATTGGAAATGCTTTAGCTGCAGGTAAGTCTAAATTTTTTCCTAAATTATCACTTTCTGATTCTATGTTAAATTCTGTAACCGAAGGTTTAAGTAAAAATAAAAGCTCATTTGGAAAAATAGCTAAATTTGCTGGATTAGCAGGAGTATCTACTTTCTTAACAGGTACACTTGGTATGTCAGAAGAACAAGCTGAAGAAGAATTAGCTAGAGATCCATCAAAATATTTAGAACTATATTATAGAAATTTAAATCCTCCAACTGCAGATACTAACTCAGAAGAGTATGAAACACAGGTTAGAGAATTTGTTTCATCTAACACATCTGAATATGCAGAAGGTGGTAGAATAGGTTATGCAGCAGGTAGTGATGATGAGTTTCCTTTAGGTGATCCAACAGCGCCTGTAAATCCTTTTGGACCAAAACCAACAGGACCAGTATTACCAAACAAAGAAATGGCAGAATTTGATATAGGTGAATATTTTGAATTATTTGAAAAAGCTAATCCGGAGTTTAAAAACAAAAACCGAAATTCTGATGAGTATAAATTTTATTTTGAAGACTATTGGAGAGGACTAGCTATGAAAAAACAAACAGAAGGACGAGGTTTAGCATCTATGGGTGGTAGAATGAATTACGCGTTAGGCGACTCTGCAAGCCAGAATGCTATGCAAGCAGCGAGCGTCGAGGGTCTACCTGTAAGACAAAACCCTAAAGGTGTACAAGAACTAGATTTAAGAGATAATGGTGGATTTATACCACCAGTTGGGATAAAAGAAAAAGAAGATGACATTCCAGCAATGTTATCTAATAACGAATTCGTATTTACAGCAGACGCTGTTAGAGGTATGGGCGAAGGTAATGTTAATGTAGGCGCTCAAAGGATGTATGACATGATGAAAAAATTAGAAGCAGGAGGAAGTGTATAATGGCTGAAGTAGTAAGAACAGCACCTGCAGAATTTATTGAAGCTGGTGCAAAAACATATTTAGACGATCTTACAAAAGCAATTGGTGGTTTTAAAACCACAGATCTTTCTGGCATTATGGGTCCACAGTTTGTTGCTGGGCCAAGTGCATTAACTACACAAGCAGAAGGTTTAGCTTCTGGTCTTGGTAGCTTTCAACCTTTCTTAAATCAATCAGCGGCAGCACAGACAACAGCTGCAGGCTTATCAAGCCCTACTGCTTATCAAGCTTACATGTCTCCGTATCAACAAGATGTTATTGATACTACAATGGCAGACTTTGATCAACAAGCTGCAAAAGGTTTACCTATGTTATCTAATCAAGCAATTCAAGCTGGAGCATTTGGTGGTGGTAGAGAAGGTGTACAAAGAGCAGAATATCAATCAGCAAGTGATAGAAACAGAGCATCACTATTGGCTCAATTAAGACAACAAGGTTTTGGCACAGCTCAAAATTTAGCAGGGCAAGCTTTTAATCAGCAACAATCATTAGCTGCTGGTCAATTAGGATTAGCACAACAATCACCTGCATTATTAGGTCAACAGATTTCAGCACTAACAGGTTTAGGCGCGCAGCAAGCAGCGAGAGCTCAACAAGGCTTAACAGCTCAACAACAATTATTATCAAGACAAGCTTTACAACCTTTAGAAGCAGCACAACAATTTGGTTCTGGTGTTACACAATTAATTGCAGGATATCCAGGCAGAGAAAATATTTTACCACCTGCAGCAACACCTTCACCATTAGCAACAGGTTTAGGAACTGCATCAACGTTGGCAGGTATATACAGATTAATTAATCCACCAACACAAAAATTTCAAATGGTACAATAATGAGTAGAATTTTAAAAAGACCTATGTTTAGAAAAGGTGGAGAAGTTATGGAAGGTGTCATGACGGGTATCACACCTAGAAAAATGTATGACGAAGGATCACTTAATACAGCAGATCAAGGTGTAATAGATAATGTAAGACGTAAAATGAGTTTGATTGATACTATTTCAGGTTCAGGATCTAGTCCATTAGGAGATCCTTTAACACAATTTTTATTATCAACCGGTCAAAATTTAATTGGTGGTGAATCAGCAGGTGGTACTAAATTACAAGAACTTGCAGGTGCAACTAAACAACCACTAGCTCAAGCAATTAAATCTCAACAATTAAAAGATTTAAGTAAAAGAAAATTAGCTACATCTTTAATTAGTAAAATAGGCACAGGTGGACTTGCAAAATTTAGAGAGACGGCAAGAGGTCTTTTACAATCTAACGCACAATATAGAGAAAAATATGGTACAGGTCCAGAAGCTGTAGATAAATTATCTGCCGTTTTATTTGAAGAGAGTCGATATAGAAAACCAATGAATCCTGCCGAAAGAGCAGAAAAAGAAAAAGAGGCTAGAAAAGATGTTCTTGCTAAGAAAAAGAATATGTTACAACAGCAAGAATATAATACTTTACAAATATCCGGTATTGAACAAGCAGAAAAGAAAATATTAGATAACGATGCATTATACAAAAGTATGGATACAAGTAATCCTTATATTGCAAACGACGATTATGAAGAAGCTACATCAGCTGCAGCAAAAGACTCTGAAGGTAAAGAAGTAAAAATTAGAGTTTTTGTACCAGACGACAAAGATGATTTTAGACCTAATAAACGATATTTTTTAATTGATGAAGGTATATTTGTTACATATGATTCAGCAAATAACAGGTTAATTGAAGTACCTGGAATTTAGAAAGGAGTTTAATGGTTGATAAACTTAATCTTCCAGAAGGTTACACTTTAATAGAAGACACTGAAGAAGAACTTTTAGAAGAAGAGATAGTAGAAGAAGTTCCAAAAGATAAAGACGTTCAATTAGAAGAAACATCAGAAGAAGATCCTGTTAATTTAAACATATTACAAGAAAAAGGTATAATATCAAAAGACAATATTACTGGCACCATTACAGAAGAAGCAGTAAGAACTGCAAGTAAAATTGTTGATAAGGTACGAGGTAAAGAAGTAGAAGAAGATGTATCTCTTGTAGAATCGTTAGTAGGTGCAGGTATTAGTGCCGGTATAAAAATACCAAAAGGTTTAGTTACATTTGGAACTTTGCTTTACGATGTGTTTCAAGAAGAAGGTATACCAATTGATGAAACACTAACAGGTAAATTTAATGAAGCTTTTGAACAAACAACTTTAGGTAAAATAGAAAATGCTTCTGAAGATGTAGCTAGAGAAACAGCTGCAGGTAAAATTACAGAGGCCATTGGTCAACTATATGGTGCAGGTAAAATAGCACAAAAAACAGCTATACCTATTATAACAAAAACATCTCAAAAAGTTAGACAGTTAGTTAATTCTATTAAAGGTGGTAGATATGTTAAGACTACAAATAACGTAAACGCAGCAAAAGCTGTTAAAGAAGCTGCTAAATTAAATAAAATAACAGGCACAGATAAATTTATAGGTATTGCTGTAGGCGGCGGTGTAGGTGGCGGTTTCATTGTATCTAACGTAGAAGATATTGGTACGTTTGGTGATTGGGATTTTTTAGATTTTTTACCTACAGGCATGGATAGGAATGAAAGACTAAAAGGTGGTGATGATGCACAAAGACAATTATTAAATAGATTTAAATTTGGTGCCGAACTTGGTTTTCCTATTATACCTTTTGTAGTTGGTACAGGTAAAGTTGGTAAACTTCTTTTGCAAAAAGGTAAAGAACTTACATACAGTGATAGTATGTTAGAGCGATGGGTAGACAGATTTGTAGGTCGACCATTTAGATCTAGAAGTAATAAACCACAAGAATTATTTGATGGTATTCAAAGATTAGAAGGAAAAAAATCTGCAGTAAAATTATTAGCAAAAGATGCTGCTAGAAATTTTGATGATAGAATAAGAGAGATTTCAAAAGAAACAAGCGGCGCAGCTTTAGCAGTAAAAGATCCAGATGCCTTTTCTAAAGTTATATCTGAGTTTATGTTTAAATCTACTGATGATGTTGTAAAAGGTAAGTCAATAACTTTTCCTGGTTTTTCAACTAAAGCTTTAAATACATTTAGACAATCTATGGATAAGTTAGGTGTACCTAAAAAATCTTTAAATAAGATAGTTGAAGACGCTACAGCTTTTAGAAACACAACAGCAGGATTAAAATCATTAATTAGTGCAAGTAAAAATGTTGTAGTAGGCACAGAAAAATTAAATAAAATATTAAATGAAAGAATTAGGAATCAATTATCTGTAGACTATAAAATGCTAGATGATAACAGAGGTATATTTAATGGGTATAGACCTATAGCTGAGAATATAAAAGAAGTTTCACAAATTTTGCAAAGATACGCAAAAGCAAATGGTAAAAGTTTAGACGATGCAACAGCTAACAAGTTAGTAAATGATTTAACTAAAAACGCATTTAAAGATAAATCAACTAATGCTTTAGTATTTGATATAGGTGAAATGAGTGCTTTAGCCGATGCACCTGTGCAAAGAGTAAACATAGGTAAATATATTACCACAGGTAAATTTAAACCAGATGGAGTAGGAGGTTTAATACAAAAAGAATCAGATCTTCTAGCATTTAAAAAATTATTTGGAGAATATAGAAATGCACAAAAAGGTATTTACAATGTAGCATCCGAGCTTGCAGAGACTATTTCAAGAGATAAGTTTTATACTGAGTTGTTAGCAGATAGTAATAGAATAGCTGCAGCTTTAAAACAAGGTAATCCTGATATTCTTAAAGGTCAAATAGGTAGACCTATATTTTTTAAAAAC